ATCTTATAGTATTCATCCGCAAGGTCGCATACACGTTTGTAATCCCTATGGGTCACATTGTCCGTGATGATGCGCCGCAATTCCTGAAAGCCTTCTAACTTATTCATTGTCTATTTATAATAACTGTTAAATACTTCACAAAATATGTAATCTAAACCGTCGCTGAGGTGGCAATATTTCTGATACTTATCGCCTGTTTCCTTGTCCGTAACAATATGCTTGTCCTTTGCTCCATTAATATCCTGTTTAACGTACATCATATCGGCAACCATCAATTTACAACTTTCATCAATGAGTATTCGTATCGGTAATTTCTCTTCAAAGATACGATTTATAAAGTCACGACGTTTAGTAATCGAAGGGTTCTGCCGCATCATCCTTGCCGAACCATTCGTTAAGAACCTCCGCAGCTTATACTCTATGATCTCGTAATGATGTTTAAACTCTTTGTTCATCGTAGAACGTGCCTTGCCCGATGCGTCACCGTAATAATAAATAGCAGACTTGTGACCGGCATATCGCATTAAAATGTCTTCACACACTTCCTCAGTTGAGTTACGAGGGTTCTCAAGTGCGATCTCATCAATGCAATACGACCACCAAATATCTTCTTTACGTTCAAACTGCCGAATAGAACATGAGTTATAAGGGACACTGTTCTGATCAAACGAGATGTGCAAAGGCTTTGTTTTGTCGTAGGTACACTTCCCGACGTGCTTAAGGCGGTCAAATGAAGAGTAGAACTCGCCGCCGGTGGTGCTGAAAGGGTTACCGAATACGAGGGCACGACCCTTATCTTCACTGTTATTTGCAAGAATAGAGTTTATATAATTCAACCCTACATTATGAACATTATGATAAGTAGAGCTGATTACAACTTTTTTATCATTAAAACGCTTCTCAAAGAACTCAGTCTCAGAATATATCTTATTTGAAATTTCCTCAACGTATTTATCAAGTTCGAACATATTTGCGAGCCAGTCCGTCTTTGCCGGTGACGTTAAGCAATAAAGCGGATTCCACTGCTGTTGTTGTTCACCTGTGTTTGATACTTCCCCATCTACAATGAACATTCCGGGCTGACGAAGTCTTGTAATGATTACTTCTTTTACCGCCTCTTCTCTCGTGTCTTTTGTCTCATCTAATAAACACCAACCAAATTCTTTTCCAGAATGCGACTCATAATTGTCCAGTGATCCAGTAAAGATAAGCGCACCGTTACAGAATGATATGATATTATTAAAGCGATCAAAGTTACGTTTACATTTTATCCAACTTGCCGGTGGTTCCTTCCCGGAAGTGTAAAGTCCAAGAGGATTATCTTTATTCCATTCTGTTATTCCTATCGAAGCCCAATACTCACGAATACGAAACAATGTAGAGGTGTTAAGCTGATCATAGGTGTTTGCAAAGACTGCCCCTCTTACTTCTGGAAATTTCTTTATAAAGTTAATTGATATAGCTCCCGCCAAATAAGTCTTTCCTGATCCCGTGCCTGCCAAAAAAAGATTAATACTTGCTGTGCTTTCAAGTATTGCCATTTGAGGGTCAGAAAGCTCCTGGATTAATTCTGTCATCGCTCACGACGTTTGATAATCACATCAGGCAATGTCGGGATGTTAACTGTGTGATCAATCTCAGACTTATCAGACCACCCCATATTCTTTAATGCAAAAATAGACCCCGTACAAGCCTTATCGATTAGGTTCTCTTCATAGTTCATTTCAATTCTGAGCCGTGCCTTTTTTATAATGTCCGAAAACTCTACCCTATTTTCATAATCATAAAAGCTCTGCCTTGCACTGAATCCAAGAAAATAAGCAATCCCACTAATGGTATAAATGGGTATTTTAACCGAGCCTGCTAATGTAGGATATTCTTTTGTGTTTGCCCCTCCATTGAAATATTCATCAACCTTCGATTGTAACTCTTCCGGTGAATTGAATAACGCTGGTCGTCCTCCGTCGTTACCTAATGCATTCTTATTTCCTTTTGGTGCTGCCATTATAATAACTCTTTGTATTTTATCAGCGATCGATTATCATAATTAAATAATCCCAACTTAGCAATTAATTCAAGAACATTCTTTGTATATGAGTTATATCTTTTGTCATTCCAATAATTAGTAAGCATATCACATATCGAATTAACCCTATCAATAAATGACAAAGTAAACTGAATTAAAGTTTTCTCATGAATGTCTTGAACCTCGCGAAGTCGGGATGTTAATATTTCTTTGTGAACTGCAATATCTTCGGCAAGCACATAAAACACCAACAGCACGCCATCAATATCTTTTCTGTAATTCGGTTTTTCGTATTCAATATTATACTTGTCTTTAAGTCCAAATTTATGAATAGAAACATTTCTGGCAAGTACGCCCTCCCCGCCAAGTACTAAATTGTAAACCCTATTATCTGCAACGAAATCATAATTAACAATCTCTCGTTCTCTTTTTAGTGCTTCGGTCCTTGTAGTAAATAATTCAATTATCTGTTTCTCAAAATTGCGTTCACCATGCCTCCTTAGTGCATTACGGAAATAAGTTCCACTCCCAATATAGCCATCATCCATATCATTTGTTGAATGCACTCCCACGTACTCCATACCGTTTAACTTATTTACGGTGCGATAAACATAATGATATTTCTTATTCTCCCTCATATCGCAAAGTTACGTTTTTTTATCATACCGTTGTGCCCTCGTCGAAATCGTATGTCACACTTCCTGTGGTATAAACTGTCTTACACTTTTTAACGATGTTGATTATGTCCTGTTCGACTTCTTTTAGTTTAAACCTCCGGCACTGCCTTTGAATATGCCCAAGTGTCTCGTCCATCTCTTCACAGTCAAGCAAAATGTTTGCCACGTGTATTAAGTCTTTTGATGTCATATAATTGTTGCGCCTTCGACGTTAATGTTTTCAAGATCATAAGTATTACTGCCTAACAATGTAGTCGGAAATAAGTCCGATACACGGTATTCACGGAAGTATTCAAAGTACCGTCCGAGATTCTTATCCTGAGCATCATGGATGATAATATAGTCAGCATCAAAACGGAGTTCTTCTATTGCCCATAAACGCTGATCCCATGTACTTAAATCGACTAATACAACTCTCCAACGTTTGCCGTGTATCTTAAATAAGTCTTTCGAGTAAAGCGTGAAACGATGCTTCGAGTTTTCGAGGTGCTTGAAGTTGTCAAGCCATTCCTGGTTGTCGTCAACGGTCAGAATCTGTCTCTCAGTTGCAAGTGCGTGAATCTGTTCTGTAGATGAATGACCGGCCCCAAGTTCAAGGATCGGGCCTTTTGTCTGTCTGATTACTTCAAACAGTATCGGTTGGTGTGTAGCTTCGTCTTTCATTTTACATTATGTGGATATTTCTGTAACCATTCTTTTAATGCCGGATGATCCGCTTCGCATTCCTCACGTGAGATAAACGACTTTTGTGCCCATGCTTCAGTGCGGTGAAAAATATCTTCGCCGGTTTCGAGGCATCGCATAATATTCTCTTCATTGTTTACGTCAGGCGTGTTTACCTGTTGTTCGGAGAATGACCGTATCTTTAACATAATCTTTTCAGCACCACCGAGAAACGAATAATGCCAACCGCCGTTATTTACTCCGTATGGATCTCCCCCGCGACGATTGCGAACATCCTGCGGAGTTGTAATGTACTTCTTCTTCCAGCACATTGAACCGTACCACATCTGAACAGCTTTGCAGTTGACGTAATAGTAATATAGCTTCTGAAGCAGTCCGAACTGATCATACCTTTCAATACCTTCCCTTAGTGCTTCGGGTCGTGCGATTTCATCAATGTCGCCAATGATGATGTAATCCTCCGGTGATGTGTCTGCTATACCCCATGAAATAAGATTACGCTGGTAGTATTCATTGTCTCTCGGATTATCATAAGGCAGTTCAGGTACATGAATGTAAATCACCTTGTCTGCATAGGGTTTAAACAGATCCCTGTTATCGAGATAAAACAACGGCTTCTTTTCTCTTATATGTGACTGTTCGGCCTCGACGACGACGAAATAATCAACTGTATCGTACAAGGTCATAAAACGCAGTTCGAGAAGTTCAACGTCATTGAATAAAGTAACACAATCGTAAATCATAAATCGGGCGTTATAAGGTGAACGGCACGGAATGAGGTTTCTTGTTCAATCTGCAACCAAATTTCTTTATTGAGTTCAACTAATTCCTGAGCATAGATTCCCTGATTATAATGCCATTGATGAAACACCATCGGACGATCAGGTATGTCTATTCTCAGTCCTAGGTTTCGGACCTGATGAACAAAAACATTATCTTCATAAGCTATGCCGTCTTTCAGTCTCTCGTCAAAGCCGTTTAACTTTCGGAGGTTCGCTGTTGTAATTGCTGTGCAAAAATGCAGCGCAAGAGGCCGATGTGTAGCATGATTATACCAACCGCTGTCCCCGTTAAACTCTGCACACTTGTCTTTTATTACTTCATTACACGGTGTTTCGCCTTCGGCCAGAGAATAAGCCGGAAAAGCAATGTAGTTTTCATCCGTGAGGTTTTCACGTGCATACCCAAGTACATCGCCCCAATGATAACATTCAGCG